ACGCGGCCGAATCGTGGCTGCTGGCAAGTGGGCAGTTTCGGTATAACGACGTCACGCTGTGCGTCGAATACAAAGACGTCCGTGAACAGGAATGGGAACCGATGTCGGACTATTATGTTCATTCGTGCCTACGCAAGATGAGGGCATCGGGGATCAAGATACCGTCGACGAAGATTTGGGAAATCCTGATGTCGGACTTTGCGCCGCGATTCAACCCGATTATAGACTATTTCGAGAACCTACCCGAATGGCGTCCAGAGGATGCTGATCACATCGGAGCGCTTGCCGCTTGCTTGCCTGTCGATACGAACAGTCACTACCCTGCTGAGGTCATCAGTAGGTTCAATGATGGCATCATTCGCAAGTGGCTGGTCGGGGCCGTGGCCTGTGCTATTGACAACCACCCGAACCACCTGATGCCGATCTTGCAAGGAGCTCAGGGTGTCGGCAAGACGCGGTTCATTCGGTATTTGTGCCCCGATGCGCTGCGGAAAAATCATTACTACGAAGGTAGCATCTCGGGCGAGAAAGACGACAAGCTCGTGCTGGGCTCGTCGTTCATAGCCGTCGACGATGAACTCGAGTCGATGAACAAGCGCGAAGCCGAAGCAATGAAGGGCATCATTACGAAGGCCTCCGACCGCGTGAGGCCTCCGTATGGCAGGGCGTTCGTGACCATCAGACGCATTGTTTCGTACATCGGTTCGGTGAATAGGCGAAACTTCCTAAGCGACGAAACCGGGTCGCGCCGTTTCCCAGTAATCGCATTAGGGGGCCACGTCGATATGGCAAAGGTCATGGCGATCTCCATCGACAAGGTATGGGCACAAGCCTTGCATCTGTACAGCACGCGCTTCCCTTATTGGCTGGATGCTGAGGACATCGACTTGCTGAATGAGTATAACAAGCCGTTTCAACAGAATACTATGACCGATGACCTTGTCGAGATTTACGTCAGGGCGGCGACTGTTGAGGGACGGCCGAAGACGGCGACGGATGTTGCACATGAGATCTCCAGCATCTTGCAAGGCATCGGCAGGTTCCTATCTGTCGATGGTCGGACGGTGGCGGCGATGGGCAAATCGCTCGGCAAAGCAGGGTATCTAAAGACCTCGAAACGGTACGAAGAGAAGGTCATCCACGGGTATCAAGTGGTTGTGTCTGCTAATCATCAGGTCAAACTAGTGGAGGGCCAACGTGAGCAAGATTCGTTCTAAAATTGCGGGGATTCAGCAGAAATACGGACAAGACCCCAATGATTACGAAAATTTTTCCCGTCGTGTTATGGGTCAAAGTGGTGATACGTATAACTACGTAGTCGAAGCGCAAGTCCCTGTGTTGTCAACGCCTTGCGCGGATCAGTTAACACCATCTGTTAGACCCTGTTATACCTTAAAACATAGTTTTGATAACTCTGTAAAAGAAATCTATAGTAGTAGTATAGGAAATCATGTTTTTACCGATAACAGGGGTAACAACCCAGAACAGGACATTTGGGGAGCATGGTTCGCCAGGCGTCACAACTGCGAGATGGGCGACGCTTTCGAACCCCAAACCGAGGACATCCTCGAGATGGTCGGCTTTGACTTGCAACCTGCTGAACTGATCCCTGCCGATCAGGTGCTCGCCGCCGCGGATCATCTGCGAAGCGTCGGAGACCGTCAATCCACGATTGCGATGATGACGAAGTCTAATATTGATCGGTTCGTCTGGAGTGTTGATCCAATAACCAACCGATGGGTGTGCCATGCTGAATTCGAATAACGACGACCTTCACAAATTGATTTGGGAAGCCGATGAACGTGCGGAACGTACTTCGGCTAGGCTCAAGGCAGAAAAACGCAACAGCGGGGCCGCTAGGGGCCTAAAAAGGCCATTGCGTGAACAGTACATCCAACGAAATATTGCTGGCGGTCTCGAAAAGCTCGGTTTTTTGGTGGTGCGGATCAATTCGAGCACCATGGAGGCAGAATCCGGAACACGGCTGTCATCGTATCGCGTTACGAACATCAACGCCACTGCCGGGCACTCGGATTTGGTGGTCTATCGCAACGGCAAGGCCGTGTTCCTCGAGGTCAAACGGCCGGAAACACGTAACCGGCTGTCAGAATCTCAGCTCAGGTTTCGGGACTGCTGCCATCGGTACGGCATGGTCTATCTCGTGGTGACCAGTTTAGACGAAGCTGTTAAGGCATTGGAAATAATAGGGGATAGGCAATGACACCAACCCAAACCACATACAACGACATCATGCAACGCGCTGCCACCCTATGCGATATGGACGTCTACGAAGCCCACAACGGTAAGACCCATAACGCAGCCCGTGCCCGTCGCATTGCCTGGTTTGTGCTAAATGAGCACCTCAGATGGCCACGTAGGGTGATCGCTCGACATTGCAAGTGGAATCGCATAACAGTCACAATGGGCATCGACGCCGTGGCTGATCTGCCGTCGCAGTCTGATGAGGGGCAAATCATCCAAGCGCTGATAAAATCCCTACACTGTTAGGTTTACGTTTGGATGTTACGGTAGGTTTGTGTATTGACTAACGAGGGCAAGATGCCGGGCGGACGCGAAACACTATACGACTGGGAAGGGATGCAACCGAAGATAGCCGAGGCTATCGATAAGGGGCTGCACGTGTACCAATTCGCCCGACTGTTAGGTGTTACTGTGCAAACCGTGCATAACTGGAAAGACATTCACCCTGAGTTTTTTGATGCGGTGAAGATGATCGAGACCAGTTGCCAGGCACGCATCGCCGATACACTCGACAACCTCAGCGAAGGCAGAATAGAGAAGGGCAACGCTTCCACTGCCATCTTCATTGCCAAGAACGTACTCGGCTGGCGGGATCGCCAGGAGGTAGAGCAGACTGTCAAAGGCGAACAATCCATCACTGTAACCATTGGCGGGGCACGTCAGGACGAAGACGATGCCGAAACGCATTGATCTCAGGTTTGAACTGCATTCGGGCCAGCAAACCGTATGGGGTGGGCGTAGGCGTTTTAACGTCGTAAACTGCGGTCGTCGGTGGGGCAAGACTGTTCTGGCCGAAGCGGCATTGGGTGACATGATCACCACCGGCAAACCTGCGGCGTACTTCGCACCGACTTACAAGATGCTGATGGAAGTTTGGCGAACGATCAAACGCGACTTCCGAGACGTGATAGCAGAGACGAACGAATCCGAGAAGCGCATCACGTACATAAACGGCGGTCAACTCGACATGTGGTCGCTGGACAACTTCGACGCGGTGCGTGGTAGGAAGTACGGCCGGGTGATCATTGACGAAGCTGCTATGGTTCCCGATTTGGAGGAGGCATGGACGATGGCCATACGTCCAACGCTATCCGACTATCGGGGCGATGCATGGTTCTTCTCGACACCGAAGGGCCGTAACTACTTCCATCATCTTTCAGAACGTGCTAAGACAGACGAGGTATGGACGTACTGGCAGATGCCTACGTCTGCCAATCCGTTCATCGCTTTCGACGAAATCGAGGCGGCACGTACTGAACTGCCATCGACCGTGTTCGCACAAGAGTACCTTGCCGAATTCATCGACGTGCAGGGGGCTCTCATCAAACGTGAGATGATCACGTACATGGACGCGGGCCACGTGCCGTCAGGCCTGAAGATCGGCATGGGCGTTGACCTGGCTATCTCCAAATCCGAAACCGCAGACTACTCAGCTATCGCCGTCATCGGCTATGACAAAGACTCCGGCCGTCGGTACGTGCTGGACATCTGGCGTGGTAAGGAGGGCTTCCACGAGATCGTCCAAATGATAGTTTCGATGGCGGCCAAATGGAACCCCCAGCGGATCAACATCGAGGCCGTGCAGTATCAAGTGGCCGTGGTGCAAGAGCTACTCCGCAAGACATCCCTACCCGTTCGGGCCGTCAAACCAGAGCGCGACAAGGTGACACGATTCCAAGGCCTCCACGCTCGTTACGAACAACTGCTTGTCTCTCACGTAAGGGGCCTTGTGCCTGACTTTGAACGTGAACTGCTTTCATTCCCAGAGGGCGACCATGACGATATGGTGGACGCCCTTGTTTACGCTGAGCTCGCTGCCGTGAAATCGGTCGGGGCTGGTGCTGTGCTACTCTAACCAATCAATGCCATGAGTTTAATACAACGCTTCAAAGAGTTCATCTCCCCTGACGGCCAGCGTGCCGTCAACGACCTTGCGCCCATCCTTACGACGACGATGTGGACGCGGCACAGCTTCACACCGGTTACCGACTTCCCTATGGCCTTGCGCATGTGGAAGTCCAACCCGATTGCGCAGGCGTGCACGATTACGTATTCGCTTATGATGCCGGAAGCGCAGATCGGTGTCATCACACCGACTGGCTACGACTTCCAAGCGCCGGTGATCGGTATGCTCACGCGCAACAACTGGCGTATCGTGTTCGGTGAAATCCTGACCATGATGTGCGTCGGTGGCAACGCTTACGGTTACAAGCTACGCAATGCATCGGGGGCGGTGATCGGGATGCGATGGTACTCGGATCAGTATTTCGCCCCTATCGACGACGGCTACGGTGACGTGGCAGCGTATCACTACTGGGACGGTGCAAAACTGTACATGATCGACAAGTCCGACGTCGTGCACATTCGCGGATTCTGGTATGACCCGGGCAAGCCGCTTGGTGGTGCTTCGCCGGTAGCCCTCGCCAGCGAATCCATCGAAGGTTTCAACGAAGCCGCTTCGACGGTATTTAACGTGCATAAGAACGACGCCGTGCCGAAGACTACTATCCTGCTCAATGAAGAGGCATCACCCGAACAGATCGACGTGATGGAGCGCACCTTCAAACGTCGTTACGGTGGTAACAAACGTGGTTCGGTAGGCGTGCTCTGGGGTGTGCAAGACATCAAACGTCTTGCGCTGGACTATGACGAAATGGGGCTATCGGAGACATTCGGGCAATACGAGACGCGCATCTGCGGCACATACAAGGTACATCCG